TGAGGCGACTCCGATACAATCTATTCCTCCTCCTCCACCTCCTCCCCCCGCCGCAATTCCGCCACAGACGGTGCAGACGGTGAATATCCCGCAGTACGAAATGCCGCCGCCAATTGTCCAGTCGAAGAAGGCCGAGCTTCCTCCACCGATCGAGACCCGTGATACAGCGCGGGTAGGATTCGCAGGAGAGTCTAAGTGATTTTGACAGTAGACGGGTGATCATATAAGAAGATGAATCGTCTAATGTCTCTGTACAAATGGGATCCGTCCTTTCGGATGGTCTCCCAGGGAAAACTAGGGTCGTATGCGAGTCGAGTTCCGCAAGGTACGGGTATTCCGGGATGGCTTTGTCTTACACGTGACGACCAATCGAAGCCAATTGCGTACTGGGTTCCGCGACGAGATAATCCAGTTCCACAGGTGTTTCGGATAGTTTGGGATGAACGCTGTTTTGAGGATACGATTTTGCGTGTTGAGTATACACCTACGCATGTGTACATTGCAGATGCGTGGATGTGGAATGGAACCCCTTTGTTTTACAAAATGACCTTTGCCAAGCGCCAAGAGTTTCTTAAATCGATTATTCCACTAGTATATACTCCTTGCCCGCTGTTTGAGACGCGAAAGGTAGAGTTTCGCGATTCGATGAGCGACATTCGAGGGTACGAGCACTATACTGATGTTGCAGGAACTAAGGGTATTTTCATTGAATCAAAGCGGGAAGAAGTACCGGATTTGTATGAGATTGTTGCAACGGATATTCCTGACGTCTACAAGGTGGCAGACGTAGGGTACCTTCGCGTGAGAACTCTTAAGCTGTCTCATGAACTCAGGAAACTGGGTCGATCATTCACTCTTCAGTGCGTGAAAAATGAGGATGGGACATGGACACCCAGAATTGATTCTCGCTTGAATACAAATGGCTCGTAAGCACACAAAGAAAGTTAAGGCTGGTCGTCGTCACCGCCGCCACACAACAATGAAGAAGGGCGGTGGATACGGATTCGGTGGATCGGTGCTGTCGAATGTGGGCGGACCCAATGCCGGAAACGCGCTCTGGGACTCCAAGATGGGATCCGACTGCGGCAATGATCTTCAGAGCCGCGGAGGAAACAATACGCTTGCGGGCGGGCGCCGTCGTCGTCAGCAGAAGAAGACGGCGGGACGTCGTCGTAAGCACCGCGGAGGAGGAACGCTGGCACTCCAGCAGCCCCGTGCAGGATACACGTTTAATGGCAGTGGTGTGGCCGGAACCGCGGATACGGTCCCGGTTGGAAGCCCTGTGACGTATGTTTGATATTAAATATCTTTGACTGAATTAATGAAGGCAAACGTAGATACTGCCGTAGCATCCCTACTTTTGCTTGCAGCGATCGTATTTCTTGTTCAGCGCCGCGTTGGATACCTCGCAGTGTGGCTCCTACTCATTACAGTTGTGATTGGGTATGGTGTTCGCATGCCTCTTACAGTTGCAGTGACTCTGGGGATTGCGACTGTTGCTGCCGTTGTTCTCATTTCTGGACAGGCGCTTCGTGAGAACTATGAGAACCCGTCAAAGAAGCAGAAGAAAGAGGAGAAGGACGATGAGCCCGCTCCCCATTCAACATCCAAGGGCGATCAGATTACAGACAACAATCTGAATGCACACCTTGATGCTGGAACCACAATTCTCCATGCCTTCCAGAAATTGAACCCTGAACAGGTTCTGCAGATGCGCGAGGATACCAAAGAGCTGATGGAGACCCAAAAGCAGCTCGTTGAAACCTTGTCATCGCTGGGTCCTCAGGTCCAGCAGGGGGCGGAACTCGTGAAGAGTTTCCAGGGAATGTTCGGAAGCAATCTAACAGATGCTCTGAAGAAACCTGGCACCAGCGGCGTATCGGAATAATTGGTGATTCCGATTCTTTGAGTTGATCTCAAGTAGCGGAAGACCAAGACCGTGGGTGAGAATCTTCCATACCATCAATGTTGTGCCGAGATTGTAGTGTTCTACAACCTCGCTCCAGCTTACAATGGATGCATAAAACACCTGGAGAGATGAAACAATATAGAACAGCATGGTATACCAAGGCTGATTCACGTCTCCTCCAAAATATGTGTACAGTGTAGGGAAAAATAGGAAACACACCCAAAAGAGAACATGACCTGCTGGCTGAACAACAAGTGTCGAATAAAAAGATACGCGATCAAGAAATCCATCGGGCTGGATTTTCTTATCGAGCTCAATGTATTTCCAGACGACCTTTCCTGGATTTGGATGATCAATCATCCTTTTTAGACTCGGTGGGGGGTTGTGGGACATTCTCTCCAATTAGAATACCCTCAGCAGGAAAATCCGTCTCCTCAAACGTCTTCGGATTGATATAGACCCACTTATTTGACCCTGAAGCGGGAACAATGCCACGTAGGACATTAGGAGTCACCTTATTTCCGTAAGAAATGAGTCGTTCTGCTTCTACCGTGCAATCTACAGTCTCCTCGCCATTCATGTATCCAACAAAGAACCAGGGAGCTGGAGGGCTATCAAATAAGTCCCAGACAGCATAGGGCTCACGCCAGGTATCTGCCCAATGAACTGCCGTTTTAATATCGGTATACTGTCCAACACGGCGTGAAACCGTGTGGTAAAGAATATCCTCATTGCTATCTTCCCGCGTCATATCCAGCTCATGGAAGAAGTCGGCATCCTGTACGCGACCCGACGAAGGGTTGTATGACCGCCACTCGATTGTCTCATACTGTGGTGTACGACTGTACACACAATTTTGAAATGCATCATAGATGATAAACCCTGCCCGAAATACCCATAGACCAATCTTCTGCTTCCAATCCGTGTTCTCCATTTTATACATTTGATCGGCTAATGCGTAAAACACTACGCAAGAGCCGTGTACAGGGTGCGATCCATCTCAAGTCCAATTGCAATTGACGTTCCTAGTGCCGTGATAAAGAATGGGGCGGCGATGAAGACCCACGCAACAATACCGAGCTTGAGGCGGCATAGGAGGTCGAGGATGTAGATTGTCGCACCTCCGAAGACGAGCTTTGAGGCGGCTGTAAAGAGCGCGAGATCGGCAATATCAAAGCCGAGCTGGATCGCTAGGAAGAGAGCATAGAGGAGAGCCGGGGGGCACAGGGACTCAATAAATTTCATTTTCGTGCTTTATGTAGTATACATAAAAAATGGAACAGGTCGTGGCAATGACTGGTGTTGATAAAGATGTTGCAGAGGCCGCGCTCAAGACGGCGAACGGGGATATTGTCGTAGCAATTGAATCCTTGACGACGGTTCCAGCGATTACTGGAGCGAAGTATATCCCCCCTCCACCGAAAATTGATGATGGACATTCAGAAGAAACGCGGGAACAGATTCGTCAGGGTCGTATTTTGGCTGATATTTTCAGCGCCTCAGCGAAAAACGACCTCCGCGGAAAGGCATCGCATTACCCCGTGCAGCAGCTGTCGGCAATCCCAGAGTCGACTGAGGGCGCGAAGACAGGGTAGATGTTGTCCCCGTCTTGTTGGACACCTCCACTGGCTTGTACTGAACTGAAAAGTCGTATAGCTTCTTCTCCATAATTTGGAAATCGCCGAATACGTTCATGTCATATGTCTGATCGTATGCGCGCTTTGAATACTCTGCATACACATCTGGATCGTCCAGCTTATTGATCGCATCGATCCAATCCTGACGAGGTAGATCGTATGCGCACGGAAATTGACTGTCCCGGATCCACTCGTACATTCCTTCAGTCGTTCCCGAGGGACGATCAAGGACCTTCTTTCCAAACGGCTTGGTGAAGACCACAGGGATACCATTATACATTGCTTCAAATGCAACACGACCCCAGCTCTCGTACATTGACGGAACAAGTAGAACGCGGGTCCGACGAAGAACTGATCGAATATCTTCCTGAAAATCAACCCATTCAATATTTGGCATATCTTCGGGAACTGCAATCTTGTTGTAGTAGGGACGTACAGCCAGAAACTTACGCTCAGGGAACTTCTTGGCAATTTCGACAAAAATCGGAAGTCCTTTTAGAAGATTCGCATTAATCATCGTGATACAGTCTCCTGTTGGCAGAGTTCCACGCTCATTGAATTTGACTTCACTCTCAATCATCAAGGGACGAATGCTCTCATGTCCCTTGAACGTGGGAGAAAGAGGAATATTATTAATTACGTAATTGTAGTTGTGACGAGAGACAACCCACAGGAGTTCTGCCCAGTTTCCGTAGCGAGTATAGGGACGCACGCTGTCCGTCGATTCTCCAAAATGCATGGTGACGAGAAGAGGTTTCTGGAACCGCTCATTTAAACGACGAACGAGGGGCATAACTGGAAAATGAGGGGCAGACCATAGATCGGCACCTGCAAGTTCCTTTTCAGCATTCGTGTAGTACACATACTGAAACGTCCGATAGGTTCCACGGAGGGGACCCGTTCCTTTGTGAACTGGAACAAATGTGACTGTGTGTCCGCGACGTTGCATCTCTTTTGCGATGCCAATATCGTGGAAAAACGCTCCACAAGGATCCGGGATCACGTTCGTGAAAAACACGATCCTCATTTCTTTACTCAGAGACTGCTTTCTGACGAACAAGACGCGTAGGATCGCCGCCACGAGCCCATGACTGAACAAAATTATTCACTTCGCGCATCTCCGCCTGAACCTCGGGAATTAGAGGGTCAAACTGCTGGGGGAAGAACTTATCAGTCACCGTCGAGCACTCCTTACGAGTACGGACAGGCATGCTCTGAATCAGCTGGCTCTCCGTATCCTTGCTGTAGGATGGTGCACCACCACCCATATTCGGCGTAGTTGCCCACGGGCGGGCAAAGGTCTGCTGGTGTCCCTTGAGGCGCTGAGTTCCAGGGTCACCGAGGGCAAGACGAGAATACAGGTCAATATCACACCCACCTGCCGCGGTATTTCCAAAATTTCCAGTGTAATTCATGGTGACGAATGAGGATGCAAAATCAGCAACAGGATTGAAATCCTGGCATGGCTCCGGCGGAGGGCGAGCTGTTGAAAGGTAGTAAGACTGTTGTGCCTTGTTGTCACGCGCATCATAATCCCGCTGAACCGAGTCGTTCTTTCCGCGAGTGGGTGCATAGAACCACTGCATGGGATTGCTTGTCTGGGGCTCCTGGTCAGTCATATTACTTAAAACGGATAGATAAAAGTATTCCGAGAACAACAGGCAAGTGAAATGTCGGTTCTAGCACCTTGCGACTGGATCGATCATGATGAATATGGCAAGTATGTCATTGACGTCTACGGAAGAACTGATGAAGAATATGCTGCAGTGATCCGCATCCGCGGATTTAAACCCTATTTCTATGTATCTGGCGAGTACGAGTTTGAGAGCGAGCCTGCCATTCAGGAAGCAGGGGTCAAAGTCAAGGTTACGCATTTGGAGAAGTACGATGTGTTTGCAGGATTCCAGGAGTTCAAGACAACGAAGGTTCAAAAGGTTGAAGTAGAGTCAATGAAGGATTTCCGTGCAGCGACCAAGATTGCGAAGGAGTGTGTCGATGGAGGTAAACTTCTCTACGCTGTCTACGAAGCTAATCTCCCGCCTCTTCTCCGCTTCTATCACGATCACGAGATTCTTCCGGCATCTCCAATCACCTTCATTCCAGCAGGAACTATCAAAAATGTTGAAGATCGCAAGGCTTGGTATGTAGATATCAAGAACGTGAAGAGTAAGCCTTCAGCAGATACGCCACTCAAGATTGCTGCGTATGATATCGAGTGTATGTCGACAACGGGTCAGTTCCCAGTCCCCGACAAGGATCCAGTGATTCAGATCGGTATTACCTTGCGGTGGTCGAATGCGATGACCAAGTCGATTCGGCGTGTTGTG